TTGGTAGTCGTTTTGCAATACGATGAATAACAGTTTTCTTTGCCATCTGGTCAAACCATTTTACCCAAGGACTATGAGGTGATGAACTAGCTTTAGATACCTGTCGGCATTTATCTATTTCTGCCATGTTCATAACTTCGTAATATTCGCCTTGATTAGTAGTTACAGCAATGGCATAAACACATACAGGTTTACCTCTATCACCAGTAATTAATGGTTTGTGGGTTATGTGTTGTTTAGTTCCAAGTTCGTAATCGAATAAATCATTTTCGTAAACAACTTCGGCACATAAAGTTTTAATTAATCCGCTGTTATGTAAAACCTTGATGATTCCTTCGACCATAGGAATGTATTGAACTGATTGCCCATATTGAACTGCTGCTGCTTCTTTGCCATCAAGATACAAACCATCTTGTGCTGCCTTCATAAAGGTTTGCATCAAGCTTGTTTTGTCTGCCTGTAATAACCTTGGGTTTTTATTTAGCGTTAACTTAGCAACACTAATAAATTTATTTACATCCATTTGCCTTGGCAAAGCTTCAATAAATTTGTCTGCCATTTTTTCTAGTGTTCCTTGCATGGCTACAAGTGGTGTCATTGATGAAGTCATTTTTAAATTCCTTTAGGTTGATTGAAACGAAACATACGGTAGCTCTTACGAGGGTTAATGTATGTGCCGACCATTTCTGGTGTGATTAGTTTGCCTTTACTAGCTTTGGACATAGAACAAGAAATTGTTCCGTAGTTAGAAATAATCTTAGATGCATTTTGACTTTTGTTTAAAATTTCTGCTTTAATCGCATCTTTTGTTTTGCCTAGTTGATGATATTCCTTGTTAATTGAGTTGTACTCATCTACAAGTTTGTCCATGTCTTCATCTGATTTAAGAACTAAACCATCGTCTGCTTGGTTACATAAATTTTTCATTATGTAGTGCGAGTCTTTGGTGTAGTCAATGTCAGGTACAACACCTAACTTAATTTTTTCCCAAAAATTTTGTACTTTATCAGTTAAAAGTTTTCCAATCTTAGGATCTCTTTCACTACGGACAACTTTCATTGTGTTGCCACCAACAAGTGCCACTATGTAACCCACGTTGTAACCAGTTATTTCTAACTGATGCTGTAGCTGCAAAGCTATATGCTCTGGCGGTTCAATGTTGTCCTCAGAATGTTCAATCCAGTTTTTGCGGTATGCCAACCCATCTACATTTTTTATTTCAAGGATCATAGGTTCTTTTTCGCTTGTAATTTTGTAATCAAAAGAACTGCCCATCCTTGTTTCTGGGTTACGCATATAAACATCAAACTGTTCTACCTTCATCTTGTATTTCTCAGCAAATCCTAAAGCAATACTGTCTTCAAGATTTCTTCCCCACATCATCCTTTCGTTGTCATCTATGTTGATAACAACCTTATCTTTTTTCTGGTGATAAAGTTCAAACTCTGTTTGGTATGGGTTCATGTCAAATAATGCTGATACCTCAGTTGAGGTGACATCAAGCAAACGATTTTCTAACCACGATTGCTTGTCGGTAATCGGGTATGAAACTGCGGTCATTAAAATAGTTCTCCTTGTTTTTGAATTTTTGGTAAAAAATAAACAGCAATCTTTTTGCCGTTCTTTTGTTTTTTCATTTCTGTTTGTATGTCATGCCCTGCTTCCTTTAGGTCATTTATTCTGGCAGCAAGTCTGAAACAAGCAAACAGTTCTAACGCTTCAATTGCAGTTAGTGAGCCGTAGTTCTGTAAGTGATACAGAACCTTGGCACTTTGTGATGTTGTTTGTTTCATAGGTCAGGACTCTCTTGAAACTTTTCATACTCTGTATCAGGAACAATTTGCATTTTCCATTTACCAGTACAAACAGTATTCCCACCTGAGTTCCAAGTAGGATCTTCTTTTTCATATTCGTAATCAGAAAGTTGATACTGCTTTTCTTCTTCAATACAACCTGACTCAAGACGTTTACGGCTACCTTCTGTAAAACAACATGAAGGCCAAACAGTTTTGTTGATTGCCCATTTAATTTCTTTTAGCCTGTCATCAAGTGAGTACTCGCTGTTGGCATAAAGTTCGATAGTAATTTTTCTCATGTCAATAATGGTTGATAGTGTTTTTAAGAAAGATATAAATGAGTGTGACTAAACACACCCAGACTATAAATGTGGTCATTGGTCTGAATCCTGTAATTCACACTCCAAACGTAATTCTTCATCCCAATCTTCTGGAGTGTGGTCAAGATAAGGAAGGCTGGACAAAAAGTCCAACCTTTGTAGTTTCTGGGTAATAGTCATTTTGTACCTTTTGATATTTCCATCATTACCTCTACACCTTTTTTGCATAAATCTTTTTGTTTCTCAGTAAGACTAGATCCAACTAATTCTGCAATTTGTAAGCACTCAATAGATTTCTCTTTAGTTGGTGCTGTTATTGAAAGAACTAAAGCACTAAGATATGCTTGTTCGTTGTTTGTAATTTGCATTTGATTTTGTAAATAAAAATTTGTAAGTGATCAAATTGAAGGTATAGCCCTTCGTTTACTAGTGTATCACATAATGCAACACTTGGCAAATATTAGTTAATCGAAAGCATCTCGTTTTTTTAAAATATAATATTGTGATTGGCAATTTTTACACTCCAATATAGTTCTTACAGAATATGGATCACCTTCTATCTCTTTCTCAAAAATTAAAGATAATTCTGTATTGCACCAATAGCAATTCATTATTCTTTTCCAAAGATAAGCTCATGAGCTGAAATTTGATAGCCCAAATCCCATGCCTTTTCTAATACTTTTTTTTGTATGGAGGTAGGGATTGTTCCCTGCTTTCTCCACTTGCTAACAGAACCTGCATCTCTTCCAACCTGACGTGCTAATTTACGGACACCGCCAAATTCTGAGATCACAAGTTCGTAAGGGGTTTTAATAGTTGTTTCCATATTTCTATATTGCCATAAATGCAACATTTAATCAAGTAATTGGGCAAAAAAAAGAGGGTGTTACCCCTCTTGATCTTCTTTTTTTAATTCCATGATCATAGATAACATTTGATCGCACTCACTCAAAGAAAACTTATGATCTCTACGAACTACTTTATTAATTTGTTTTTGTAGGTAGTCCAGATAATAGAATCTTGTTTCTTTAGTTAGTTTTGGCATTACTTTGTACCTCCAAGGATAGATTCGATTTTGTCTCTACACTCTTTTGCTTGGTCTTCGGTAATGTGTGCAGCGAATGATTCAGCCATGCTTTCACATTCTTTTTGTAGTGCTTCATCTTTTGTGGTCAAAGCTAATACTAATGCTTGATAGTATGCTTGTTGATGGTTTTGAATGGTCATGTCAAATAAGGATTAGGAATAAAAGTAAATAAGGAAAAAGTGCAAAGGTCATTAATCAACCTCCTCTAATTCTTCTAAAGTAGCTAGAAAGTTTTGAACTCTTTCTTTATCTACATCATCCTGTCCGAAAACTAATAAAGCTTCACCAATCATGAGTAAATCTTTATGACCTAAACCTTTAGCATCAATAATTTTTTTGAATAATTCATAAGGACTATTGTCTATGAAATGCTCAGAGTACCATTGAAGGTTTTGGATTTTGTCGAATGCTTGAACTGTTTTTGTACTTGCCATTGTTTGTAGTTAATAAAAATTAGTTAGTGAAACAATCGGTAGACAACCGATACTTATAGTGTTGCAGTTAATGCACCATATGTCAAGTAATTAATTTTAGATGTTGCGATACTTCTTATATTTCTCTATATTATGAGTAATTTTATTTATTTTTTTAATGGCTGTAATTACTCAAACTACTAGAGAGTATATTCCAGTTAATGAAGACGGTTACAGAATCGGGGAATTTCATCATCAAGCTAGAATTCCTGAGTACATTATCCAAGCTATCTTAGATTTAAGAGAAACTTATAATTTAGGATACGGTACTCTCTCAACTATCTTTTCATCACACAAAATTAGGAGGGAAACTATTGGAAAAATCTGTCGATACGAAATCCGTTGTCAAACTCCAGACCGTTGGAAAACAATCTATAAAACTAGGAAGACCTACAGAGAAAGTTGATCCTGTTGAATCTTCTAGGATTTGTGAATGGATTGCTCACGGTAAAACTTTAAGAGAATATTGTAGGCAAAAAGGTAATGTTCAATGGAGGACTATTTATAAATGGTTAGAAAAAGATGAAGAGTTTCGTTCAGCCTTCGCACGTGCGAGAGATACAGGGTGTGAGATTCTGTTTGAGGAATGTTTAGAGCTAATTGATACTCCACCTACTATGTGCGGTTCTGATGGCAATGAGAGGATAGATCCAGCATTCATAAACTGGCAGAAGAATAGGGTCGAGACTAGATTTAAAATGTTATCTAAGTTCAACCCGAAAAGGTTCGGTGAAAAGCTTGGGGTGGAAGGGGAAGCAAATATTAACCTGACTATCAGTACTGGTATTCCTCAAGGATGAGCAGCATTACCCTTGATTACACCGCTCGTAAATGGCAGCGGTTTTGTCATATAAACAAGAAAAGGTTTAGTGTTTATGCTCTTCATAGGCGATCAGGGAAAACAGAACTGGCAATAATGGAATTGATTGATAAGGCTATAAAGACAGACAAAGAATTAGCAATGTTTGTTTATGTTGCCCCCTTCCTTCGTCAGGCGAAAGCCATTGCATGGGCTAGGTTAAAACAAAAGATAGAACCATTGCGTAGAAACTCAGTTATAGACATTAATGAGGGTGAACTATCAGTCAGGTTTAAACATAATGGAGCAATCATTAGATTGTTTGGTGGTGATAACCCAGATGCCATGCGAGGACTGCGATTAGACGGAATAGTGATGGATGAGGTAGCCCAGTTAAAGAATGAATTGTGGACAGATATCGTTCAACCAGCGTTGAGTGACCGTTTAGGCTGGTCAATCTTTATAGGAACTCCGAGTGGTATTAACTTGTTCTCTGAGTTGTATTACAAAGCTATTGATGAGGATAGTTGGACTGCTGCAAGATTTACGGTCTACGATACTGACTCACTACATCCTGATGAAGTAACACGTCTCAAACGAGACATGAGTGAGACTAGTTTTGCAAGAGAGTATTTATGTGACTTTGCAGCCCAAGGAGATGACCAACTTATAGCTCTAGCAGATACCGAAGATGCAGCCAAAAGAACATACCAAGCAGACCATGTGAAGATGTCTCCTGTAATCCTTGGAATTGATCCGGCACGGTTCGGTGATGACAGATCGGTGGTATTCAGAAGGCAGGGAAAGCAAGGCTTCAAACCTATTGTCTATCGAGGTATAGATAACATGGATCTAGCAGCAAGAGTTGCCAACTTAATTGAGGAACATAACCCCGATGCAGTCTTTTGTGATGCAGGGGCAGGTAGTGGAGTAATCGACAGACTAAGACAACTATCGTATGACGTAATCGAAATACCATTTGGAGGTAAGGCAACCAAACCAGAACAGTACATCAACCGTAGGACTGAGATGTGGTGGTTAATGAAACAATGGATAGAAGAAGGAGGTGCAATACCTAACGATGTAGACCTTAAACAAGAGTTAGCAACACCCATATATTGGTACGACAATGTGGGTAGGAAAGTATTGGAAAGTAAGGATCAGATAAAGAAGAGATTACAGGGAGCAGGGTCACCAGATTTAGCTGATGCACTAGCACTAACCTTTGCCCTCCCAGTAGCCAAGAAAGAGATGGAGGACATATACATCAAAAGACGTAAAGTTGCTACTCAGAAGGAGGAATATGACCCATACACCAGAATCTAATTTTGTTCGTATAGCAGAAGGTCTAGATGTAAAACCATTGCTTAAATTATTAGATGCCAAACCTGAGTTATGGAAAGAAATCCAAGAACGTCAACGATTTACTAAATCACCACATAAAGACACCGAGTGTATATACGTTAGAGGGCCATATGCAATGAGTCATTACTACGTCATGTGGGATACAGGATCATATGACTATCCGTGCATGGAGTATTTAAAAGATGCATTAGTGCCATTGATGCAACCAATATTAAAGAAATTAGAAGTTAAAGATATGGGAAGAGTACTTATTGTAAATCTAAAACCTAGTGGTCATGTAACCAAACATAACGACCAAGGAAAGTATGCAGATCACTACTCAAGATTTCATATTGTACTTAAATCAAACCAATGGTGTAGCCAAACTTGCGGAAATCAAAAACAAAAGTTTGAGGTAGGCGAGGTTTGGTGGTTTAATCATAAGAAATTACATACAGCAGACAATGTTGGCATGACCGACAGAGTGCATATAATATTTGATTGTGTAACTAAAAAAATCTTATGATTTGTAGAACAACTGTAACCACAAAAAGTATAGATATAAATCCTCAACACATAACGAGTGTGACCGTAAGTACTGATAGTACAGCTACTGTTAACAAAAGTAGGGTATCCAAAACGGAAATCAAACTTGCCACAGTTGATGAAATGCTGGCAGAAGCATCAATTTTGTTTGAAGAGCATTACATAGAAATTGCTCGAAACAAACATTTAATGGTGTTAAAGCCAGACGAAGAAACTTACCGTAAATCTGAAGAGATGGGTAGTATCTTTATTCTTTCAGCTAGGCAAGATAATGTTTTAATTGGTTATTCTGTTAATTTTGTCACTAATCATCTTCATTACGCTGATCTTAA